TTGGTGTTACAGCAGCTGGTGTTATGCCTCAAATAGCCACGCCCGACGGTCTATTAAACCCTCATCACGTACAAGCAGCCCTGGCGGAGAGTTTATTATTACCTAACAGCCCACAAATACCTGCAGATAGGCTTGTATACGAGCTACTTATATTTTTAGTTTTGTGTACATTGGGTCTCCTGCTCGGGCGTAAATGTACGTACGCGTACATGGCACTTGGAGCTGCAGGTCTTCTTGTAAGTACAGCTGGACTTGAGTGGTATCTTGTAAGTCAAAAAGCTTTATTAATAGACACTACTTATAGTGGTATATCACTGTTGCTTATATTAGGGCAGCAATTCTGGCTTAACTTTAGAGAACAATCACTCCTTCGCCAGCAGATTAAGAAACAATTTGAACATTACTTAGATCCTAGGCAGGTAAAACGTCTGCAAGATGACCCAGATATACTTAAGTTAGGCGGTGAAAAGAAAGAAGCTACGTTTTTATTTACAGACGTTAGGGGTTTTACCTCTATGTCTGAAAAGCTAGAACCTGAACAAGTAACGTACGTAATGAATAAAGCTCTTACAGCACAACAAGAAGCAGTACAAAAGCACGGTGGGATGGTAGATAAGTACATTGGAGATGCCATGATGGCTATATTTAACGCTCCGTTAGATATACCTAGTCATGCAAAAGCTGCATGTGATTGTGCGCACGATATAGTTAAAAACATGAAAGAGTTGAATAATGAACTGCAAGTTGAAGGACTTCCCCCTATTGCGATCGGAATCGGTGTAAACACAGGTGAAGCGGTAATAGGAAACATGGGCAGCGAATCACGGTTCGATTACACAGCAATTGGAGATGCAGTAAACTGTGGTGCACGCTTGGAGTCAGCAACTAAAGAAGCAGGTAAAGACATACTTATAGGTGAACGGACAGAATCTTTGTGTGGCTATTACTTACAAGAGTTGGATCCTATGCCTGTAAAAGGTAAAGCAAAACCTTTGAGAGTATTCACATTTATGGAATAATGTTAATAGGAGGTAAGAACTTATGCTATATATCAACATATTTATGTGGATTACGTCTATTATTGCTATTGCGTCTTTCGTAGCAGCAATTACACCAACCCCACAAGGAGATAAACTTTTAGCTAAGCTATATAAAGTCATAGATTTCTTGGCTTTGAATATAGGAAAAGCAAAGGACAAGTAAGTGGCTAGAAATTATCGCAAAGAATACGATAACTACCAAGGGAGTACTGCTCAGAAAAAAAGACGTGCCAAACGTAACAACGCCAGGCGGGCCGCGTTACGTGCTGGCATAGTAAAAAAAGGTGATGATAAAGACATACATCACAAAGATGGGAACCCTTTTAATAATTCTCCAAGTAATACAGTAGTGCGGCACAGAAGCCACAATAGATCTTTTGCGCGTACAAAAACAGCTAGGAAGAAACGGTAGCAGGGTCGAACTGCCCTAATTCAATAAGTTTTTCTCTATTAACTAAATGTGCAGCTTCTACTGCAGCTTTGTTTTGTCCGTGATATGGCACAGCTAAGAAGTTATCGCACATAGCCTGGTTTATATCAACGCCGTCAACCACTACTGTGCCTAACACGCGCCCATACTTACCTTTAGAATCTTTTAATTGAGTTCTTATAACGACAGAACCACTGCTAACAGCATCTGAAAGAAACTTGCTAGCCATTTTTCCACGAACTTTTTCGTCTTTGTCACGAGTACGTGACTCGGGAGTATCAATAGCATATAAACGCACCCTAGACTTATAAAGCACAGAAAAACCAAGATCGAGAACAACATCAATAGTGTCCCCATCAACAACTCGTTCAACCGTGCAATTATATTCGTACATTTATTCTTCCAAGAATGACCTTCTAAGCTTTGTAAGGTACCAATCTGCTTTATCAAGGTCCTCTTTGCCTCCTTTGTTTTCGTATCTCCAAATGTACTTTAGCATATTTCCTTTTAAATAGCCTCTAAATGCTTGTTTTGTCATTGATGCTTCAATTGCGTCTATGCATTCAATGTCACCGTCGTTGTAATGCGGTGGACTATTGACCATATCAATTTCACTCATCCGTTCCTCCTAAACGTGTGTTTAATAAAAAGACTGCTTGTTCAAATTCCATAGCGTCTTCTAAAAATGTTTCTTTGGTGTATTCATTTACTTTTGCAAAATTATTGCTGACTTTAACTACTTTATCTTCACACCCAGCTAATACGTACACGGACACCTGGTTTTTTACCTGGTTTGTAAGCCAAAGTTCTTGTTGTTTAGATAGTCCAAAGTCTAATTTTGATGAAGGCCTAGCTGGTAGTTTTGGTTTGTATTTGTATTCTACAAAGCACATTCCAGCAGGACCACTGTAGTAAACGTCAGGCACACCTCCATGGTAAGGATCGTTAATCTTCCACTTATATATGTTAGTAGATAAAGATCTATTAACTTTTTTTATAAAGCCGGTTTCGTTCACGGCTTTAGGATAACATAAAAAATACGTACACGATGCGACATGTGGTGTCGCACCATGTACGCACACAGTTATTTAGGCTCCTGTGTTACCTGAAACGCTCTTGTAGACTTTCTTAGCTACTTCGTAGTCGTCATCTGTAACCCAGCCTTCTTTCATAACACTAAGGTTTTGAAATTTTTGACCGGCTCTATTCTGTGTAGACACAGCAGAGACTTTCCAAAGAGTAGAAAACCTGTCGCCGCCAAGCTGAGCAATCTGCGTGTTCCATTCACGAGATACTCTTAGCTTAGAAGATGCGAAATCCATAAGGAACGGAGTAGAATCAATCTCTCCTGTTTCAGCATCTTTGCGAATCAACAAATGGGATTGAGTTTGGATTATCTCAAAGTCATCTGGACTACCGTCCTGTGTAGAGATGGCTTCATCCGCTTCAACCCTTGACGCGCAACTAGCTACAAGACCGCCACCTTTCTCACGTTTTCTCCAAACGACAAAGTCTTCGGTGAAATGTACGTTAATAACGTATATTTCTTTACCGTAGATTTCGTTGGTCACCGTGTTTAACAGATCACCGGGTTTAGCCCCTTCAACATAAGCGTCGTGATTTTCATCAACCTCGCTATTCATTTGTTGAAGTAGTTTTACCCTAGGGGTCTGTAGGTGTTCGGTGGAAACATTTTCGTTTCCAAGGCCCGAAGCCTCTTTTACGTGCGCTGGCACGGCTTTAGAGACTAAGGATACAGCTGTGCTTTTTTCTTCAGCCATGGTTCACCTTCCTTCTTTCATGGTTAATGTTTACTTACTTCGATAATTAATCTTGGTAAGCTCCGTTGCTTTTACTCCTGGAACATTTTGTCCCATTTGTGAAAGCTCTCTCCAAGCAGTAGCAGACATGCGTTTCTGTAACAACTCAAACTGGTTTGTATCCAGTATGTGTTTATGCACAGCTTCCCAGTCTTCTACTGTAGGCACTGTTTCTATTTTTTTAGAAATAGTACATACATCATTCGCAATCTGGTCGAGACCTTGCTCTTCCATCTTGTGCATGATTGCGCTTTCGAGATCGTTTTGATTAAGCTTTAAGGCTTTCTCCTGTTCTTGGATTGTTTTAATTTCACCGCGAACAGAAGCTAATTCGTCCATTAGCTCATTCAGATTCTTTTCCATTACAAACCTCCTGATTATGTAATTGATTTAAAATATGGAGAAGATTTTCCATCTTGCCCAGTTTCCCATTGAGCTTTTCATACACTGTTTCTTCCCAGGTATTACGTGCTGCAATAAGTATTGTTTCAGTTTTACTTGTTTGACCAGACCTATGTATACGTCGGTTAAACTGCTGAAAATGTTCTGCATTGTAGGTGGGACTGCACCATATGCAGGTAGTAGCTTTTGTTAGTGTTAACCCGTGGCTGGCGGATTGTGGGTGTGCAAACAGTACTTTGATTTGTCCTGCTTGGAACCGTTGTACAATATCTACACGTTTGTGGGCATCTGTCTCACCATCAATAACTGCGTAACTAAAACCTTTTTTCTTGGCTAGTTGTACTAAAGCATCACGCTCGTGACGCCAGTTGAATGCTACTAAAGTGTGTTTACGTACATCTACAAGATCTATAATCATGTCATATCTTTGCTGATGGATGTATTTGGCATCACCTAGCTCATCGTACACTGCACCTGAAACTAGCTGCAGGAGCTTCTTAACACGTGCTCCAGCGTTAACTGCGTTAATTGTGCCTTGTTTGGTGTATAAAACAGACTCCTCTGCTAGCGTTTTATACATGCGCTGAACAGCAGGTGTAAGATCTGTATGCATTACACGAGTCGTGTTATCGGGTAGATCTATACAATCTTCTAGTGCGTATCGAATATTGATGTCACTAAGTTTATGGGCCACGGTCTCTTCTATACCTGGCTTGTCTATCCATTCATTAGCAAAACCATTGAACTTAGGCGTGCATACTTGATGTCTAAAAGAATAATAACGCTCACCTAATCGTTTACCGTCATCTACACACAGTGTGGGGTGCCAGACGTCAAGAATAGTATTGGTGTTAGGAGTACCAGACATAAAAATACGGGTATCAAAATGTGACACAATCTTTCTAAGATTTTTGGATCGTTTTGAATCCTTGTTTTTAAAGGCTGTGAATTCATCAACCACCAACGTATTGAATCGTGCAAGTATTGATGGATCTTTAGATAGATAGTTGACAGCTTCGAAGTTAGTAATGACCACATCAAGGTCTTGGTCAGCGAATATTTTTT